CACTTCCCCGCCCGCGGGGAGCGTGCGGCCGCATTGCAGCACGACGAGGCGGGCCAGCCGCCCGGCCTTGTCGTCGGCGCGCAGGTGAAGGGAACTGAGATATTCAGAGGGGCGGCGGCGCGATAAATCCGGGACGAACCAAAACGAAACGGGACTTCGTGGGACAGGATTGTAACTGAGTTGCGTATTGTGTAATCGTGGGCGGCGCCGCAAAAAAACACCGCAGGGCCGCCCAACGGCTGGATCTAGAACAGGCTTCCGGCCACGGCCGCCCGCTCATAGTTCATGACGACCAGTTCGGTGCTTGCAGAAGCTTCACCATGCACATTCCCGGTCGAGTACTTAATGCCTGTTTCGAGGATGTGAAAATCTTTGAACACGCGGCGGATGTCGGGATGGTCATTGATGCTCACCATCACCTTCGCCTTACAACCGCCCATCACGCGGGCCATCTCTTCGTATTCACAGAACTCGAATGGCACGCCGTATCCCTCGGTTTGCCAATACGGCGGATCCATGTAGAAAAATGTGTGGGTGCGGTCGTAGCGCTTGACGCAATCTCGCCACGACAGATTTTCGACATAGGTGCCGGCCAGCCGCAGGTGTGCAGCGCTGAGATTTTCTTCGATTCGGCAGAGGTTAATCGCCGGCCCGGTGGTCGCTGTTCCGAATGTTTGACCGTCGACCTTCCCGCCGAAGGCATGCTGCTGGAGATAATAAAAACGGGCGGCGCGTTGGATGTCCGTCATGCCGTCGGGTTTCGCGTCCTGAAGCCACTTGAAAACCTGCCGGCTGGTTAGAGCCCACTTGAACTGGCGAACGAACTCTTCCAGGTGGTGCTGCACACAGCGATACAAGTTGACCAACTCGCCGTTGATGTCGTTGATCACCTCGGTTTTTGCTGGAAACGGCCGCAGGAAATATAGCGCGGCGCCACCACAGAACACCTCGACGTAGCACTCGTGTGAGGGAAATAACGGGATGATGCGGTCGGCCAGCCTACGTTTTCCACCCATCCACGGAATAATCGGACTTGCTTCCATTCAGACTTTCGTTAGGCACTCAGGGTGCTCGGGTTGGGGACTCGTGGTCCTCAAAAGATTCATCGTCCCGCAGCGCGGGCACTTGATTTCGAGGCGGACATATTCGCCCGCCGCCAGCTTCTTGCCGCAACTGCCACAACGTATTTCTTGCATCGATCCCCGTAAAGTCGTCTCTGAAAAATGAAGCCCGATTAGATGCCCGACGTAATGTGCGCGGCCATGATGGCCAAGATGTCTCCGCGGTCGCGCTCGGTCAGCACCATGAACGGCCGGGGCGGCGTTCCCGGATGGTTCACCTTCTTCGCGAAATGGCCGTTGAACTTCAGAGCCTTCTTCGTCTTCGGCTTGATCAGGTGGGGCTTCGAGCCGTTGTTCATCGCGGCCGCGTACGGCACGTTGGTGCCGACGCCGGCGATGGAGCGCGAGTGGAACGGTGTGATCGAGCGCGCCAGATGCCCCGTCCGCTGCAGAATCTTCCCGGACCTGCCGGCGACCGCCCGTGCCACCAAGGTCGATGAGCGCAAGGGCGTCCATTTCATCGGGCGTCCTTCGGCCCGGAAGTTGTCTTCGACGGCGCCGAGCATCCGCATCGAGATCGCAGCCATCGCCGGCTCGGCGTCCTGCGATCGCGCCAGCATCCGCCGCAACGTGGTGGCGACCTGCCGGTCGTCGACTCGTAGCTCAATCATGCTTTTTCGCCGCCGCCTGCAACGGCGCGGGAGCGGCCTGCAGCTTGTCGTTGTAGAGCTGCTGCAGGCGGTCGCTCGCCTTGCCCGGGTTGTAGTCGAAGCCCATGTCCGGCGTCAGGAGCTTGCCGCTCACTGGATCCTTGTAGCCAGTCACCTGCACCTTGGCGATGCTCCCGTCTCGCTTCTTGACCTCCCTGGTCATGACGTCCATGCGGCCGGCGCCATTGGACGTGACGAAATCGCCGCGCGCGCGCTCGATGTCCGTGCGCGGGATCACGCGGCAGCGGCAGCGAAATCCGTTCGGCGGGTACCATGTGTCCCAGAACGGATCGTCGTAGCGGAAAACACGGCCGTTCAGCGCCGCGTGGGTCGGCCGCGTGCGGCTGTCCATGACCGCCGAGTATTCCCACCAGGGCGCGTAGCGTGTGGCCTGCAGCATCTGCGCCTGGCGGCCCGCCATGTAGGCGCTCTGCATGTTGGTTTCGTAGATCGTTTCGAGCCGCCAGGGCGTGCCGTATGTGACGGTGCGGATCTCGCCGGTGTACCGATTGACCTGCTCGACCTTGCCCCACCAGCCTTTCGCTTCCAGCAGCGGCTGCAACTGCTGCTGGAACGTCGAAAACGACCCGCCGTTCTGCAAGTCTTCGCTCAGTACGCCATAGATATCGCTCAGAACGTCGATCCGCGCGCATTTGGCCACGGTGAACGCCTGCGAATTCGCGTGACGCCACACATCCTGCCAGTCCCACGAAATCTTGAGACCTTTGCGCTCGAAAAATGCGATCGCGGCCTCGGGCGGCATGTTGAACGCGTCGAGCAGGTCGCCCGCGGTCAGCGCCAGATCATTGGTCGACATTCAGGCGCCCCCAGGTGTCGAGCACGAAGATCGCGCGCGCGAGCGACTCCTGCAGATCGTCCAGCGGCACGTCCGGGAACAGATCGACCAGCCGTTCCAGCGCGCCCTGGTGATCCGATGCGTCGCGCACCGCCTTGATCACTGGCGCCAGAATCTTCTGCATCAAGCCCTGCAGCTTTTCGCCCTTGAGCGATTCCAGCAGCGCGTCGACCGCCGCCTGATCGGCTGGCGTGTCGGGCTCCGCGAAGTTGGCGGCGATCGCCGCGACGGCGGGATCGTCGGCCGGATGTGGCGTGGCCTGGATCTCGGTGTATTCGCCGCCGAAGTCGTGCTGGACCTGCCGCAGGGTGGGCCGAAATCCCATGTCGAAGATGGTCTTCCTCGTCACGGCCAACTTGGCGGTATCGGTCGGCTCGTCCACCTGGCGGTAGACGCGCGGGTACGGCGCGCCCGGCATGTTGTAGTCGACGATCCAGGGCACCAGCTGGCGGTTCAGCGTGTCGGACAGCAGGTCACCGTCGGCGCGCACGAGCTCGAGGCGAATCTCATTGTTCGTGTTGATGTCGGTCGCCAGGTGCGTGCCTCCGGTCGGCTTGCTCAGGACGATGCCGGTGATCTGATCGTCCATGTAGCGGCACAGCTTCTCGTAGGTGTCGATGCCGGATCGCGCCGCCTCGATCAGCGAAATATCCATGCCTTGCGGGACCATGATCGACGCTTCCTGCTGAAACGCGCGCAGGGCCGCGCGCAACGTGGCCTTCTCCGCGGGCTGGGCATTGTTCGGATACTTCCCGACCGGGACCGGCGTGCCGAAGCGCTCCGCGAACGACAGCCAGAACTGCAAGCCCTGGCGCTTGAAAAAAATGGGCCAAAACAGTCGGGTCCCGAGGCCGAGGCCCCACGGATTGTTGTACTTGGCGCCGAAGCGGTGCAGAACGAACTTGCGGTGCGGGACCTTCTCGCCCAGGTTGTAGTTGCTCGGCGTGAGTAGGCGCACGCCGCAGCGGGCGAACAGGTATTCGTCTGGATCCGGATGCAACGCGAACTGGAAAATCCATGGCTCGACGTCGATCACCTCGTCGGCCATGATCTCATTGCCGTCGCGCTTCCAGATCGTCTCGTTGGTGGAGAGGCCCTTGAGGTTGGCATCGAGCAGTGTCTTGGTGACCTGGTCGAACCCGAGCGCGGTCAGCTGCGCGCGCACCATGTCGGCGGCCTTGCGGGCGGCGCGCGACGTGTCGCCCTCGGGCGGCTCGACCTTCCACGGGCGCGAGGTCAACGCCATCTTGCGCTTTTCCAGCACCTCCCACGCCTTCGGGTCGCGCTCCAGTTCATCGTACAGCTTGAGTGCTTGCGACGTGCCGCCGCCGCGCGTGAGCAGCGTGTCGTCCTTCGGCAGCAGCCGGTCGAACGCGCCCAGGATCAGCTGGCGCGCGATGATCGAAACCTCGTTGTAGACGGGCGACTGCTGCCCATCCCCTTCCGCCATCACGCTTTTGTCGGTCATTCCGAATTCGTTCATTACATCCTCAAATAGTCGTCGTAATCACCGCCGATACGACCATCGTCCGCGTCGACCGACTCAAATTCAATCACGCAGCCCGTGTTCAGGCTAGCGAACCAGGCGAGTGCGATCGCAATCGCGGCGTCGCCGTGGCGTTGTCCTCCGTCAGCGCCGGTCGTGTGCCCATTGTCCGGAACCTTCGGGACACCCTTGTCCATCACCACCGCGCGCAGGTCACCCAGGACATCGGCGTCGAGCGGGATCGAGATCTCGTTGTCCTCGAAAGCTGCCTTCATCTTCGGCATGTTGTCGCGGTACCACTGCTGGCTCAGCATCACCTGGTGGATCATCGTCGCGCCGTATTTCTGCATGGAGACCTCGGCCAGATACTGGCCGTTACCGCGAGCATCGTTTGCACCACCGGAGAAGCGCGGCAGGCGGTCTACAACCCAGAACTCCAGCTGCTCCTGCTGTTTGAACGGGACGTTGCGCAGCTCAATCATGAAGGGGCAGCGCCGACGTAAGCTTTGCTCTTCCAGCAGCGGCACGAATACGGACAAGTCACCAGTGCGACCAAAGTCCCAGCCGTAGTACGAGCGCGGATCCTTCGGTAGCTTGTCCAGTAGAGGTTGCACATGCTCTTCGAGCCAGTCGCTCACGAACGACTCGCGTTCCTTTTGGGACCGCTGCTCGAAGCCCTCGGGACACGTGATGCGGAGGACTGGCGCGCCAGCGTCCATCCGCGATTCGATCAGGGATCTCGACATATAGGTACCACCGGACTGAGACGGGATGACGTCGAGCTCTTCGGCCGCGTTCGCGCGGTAGATTTTGTAAATCTCGTCCCGCCATTCCTTCTGGCCCTGTTCCGACCATGCCTTGCCTGTTTTCAGGCAGACGCGGTGATAGAGGCCATCGGCAAGTGCTTCGTCGAAAGTCGTGCGGTGCACGCTGTACGGCACCTTCCCGGCGCGCACGTCCATGATCAGCGAGTTGAACTCGTTGTCGGCGCCATCGTGGGTGGAAATGATCGCGACCCGGCCGCCCCAGATCAGCAGCGCAAATGCCGCCTTCAATAGCTCGCCCAGGTCCATGTGGAACGCGGCCTCGTCGATCACGACCTTGCCTTGCTTGCCTCGCAAGTTAGACGGGCGGGACGACAACGCCGTGATACGGTTTCCCGACGCATATTTGATCGAATAGGTCAGCACGCTCTTGAGTTCGTCGCCGTCCTTGTAGATCTCTTCGCCTTCTTCGATCTGCCCTGCCGCCTCGCCCAGATGTGCGGTCCATTGGGCACAGTCGAGGATGAACTCGATGGCCATGTCCTTGTTGTAGCCGATATACCAGACGTCCATGCCGCTCGCAGCGGCTGCCGTCAGCACATCGTCTGCCGCTTCTGCCCAGGTCAGGCCAATACGCCGGGATTTCTCGGAGACCTTCACCTGGGAAGTGTCTGCCACCCAGCGCTGCTGATAAGGAAGGAGCACGCCCGGGGAACGCTTTGCGAACTTGTACTCAGCCTTTTCCGCGTGCTCACGCATGGCCGGCGTGATCAGCTGGTCGAGAGTGGTCATGCTTCCACGATCCCCAATATCTTGCGTTTGATCTCGGCGACGGTCTCGTCGCTCAGCCCGGCCTTTTTGACGGTTGCTGCTACCTCACTTGCCGCTTCTTTCGCCCTGGTTCTCACCTTGCTGCGGAATTCCTTGACGTTGGTCGACGCGAAGCCCAGGTCGGTCGCGATCTTGGCCAGGCTGGCGAAACTGACGTTGGACGGGTCCTGCATGTTCATCAGCAGGGAGAACGTCTTCTCCTGGATCACGCGCAGCAGCGCGTCGCCGAGGGCGTTCTCGTCGTCCGGCACCGACTTGGCGATCGCCTCGGCCTGTTCGGTGGCGAGCTTGATCGCCGCCATCTTCTGCTCGAACGCGGATCCGTAACGGTGCAGGCTGGACTTGCTGATGCCGAAACCCTTGGCCTGCAGCTCGTCCGCCAACAGCTCATAGTCGGAGAAATTCCCTTCGATGAGGGCGTTGTCGAGCCATTCCTTGACCTCTTTCGGCAGGCCGACCACTTTCGAGCGCGGCGCCATCAGACCTCCCATCCAAAATAGGCCGACACGACGGCCAGCGCGGCGGCGGCGATGATGCCGAGCCAGAAGCCGATCGCCATCCCGCGCAGCATGTTGCACACCTTGCAGTTGGTGGAGAGCGGCAGCAGGAGGCGGCAGGCCAGCGCGAACAGGGCGTCATGCGCGCGCGAAGGTGCCAATTTGACGAACAGGCGAATACGGTCCATCTGCACTCACCAGTACTTTTGCGGCCGCGCGATGCCGGGCTCGCACGGAATCGTGTACTCGACCAGGTCGACGCCGATCCTCGTCAGCTTCGCCGTCCACTGCGGGCTTTCACGACCGCTGATTTCGAGTAGTTCGCGCTCCTCGAGGTAGTCCAGCTCGCGGCGCAGCTCGCGCGGGGTGATCTGCGCCGTGTCGCCCATTGCCGACAGCAACAGCGCCTCGCTCGCGCCCACCGGGCGCGCGCAATTGAGGCATTGGAGAATCAGCCAGCGGCTCGTTTCGCGGCGGGCCTTGTCCATATCAACTGCGGGTGTGTTCATTTCTCTCTCTCAGGACTTGGTCGATCCTGCTCGCCAGGCCGTCGAACTTGGCGTGCAGGGTCATTTCGGATCGGATCGCATCCTCGCGGCGCACGTATTTTTCGGGCAGCTCGGCCTTGAGCGACAGCAGCTCGCGCTCCAAGATTCGCGACTGGTCCTCGACGCGGTCGAAACGCTGTTTGTTGGTCTGGTTCGCCTCGGCGCGGGCCAGCTCGCTCGCCTCGAAGCGGCCGTCGATCGCCTCGAAGCGCTTGTCGAGTCCCTTGTTGAACTGGTTCACCATCAGGCTGATCAGCGCCCAGAAGGCGCCGATCAGCGAGACCACCAGTCCGGCGACGTGCCACCATTCAATCTGCAGATTCATCGGCCGACCGACTCCCCGTTGCAGGCTTGGCGCTGCTGCTCGACGATGGCCTGGCAGGCGCCAAGCTGGCGGACGACGTCGTCGGCTTCGCTGGCGAGTCCTGTAAGAAGTTCAGCAGCCTCGTCAGAAAGTTGGGCTCGCGCTTGACCATCACATCGGCCGAGGGTGGCGGCAGCTGCAAGGACCGCGGGCCCGGATCCGGAGGCGGCTGGACGGGTGGGGATTGACAGGCGGAGATCGCCAGAACGAATACGAGCAACCACGCTTTTTTGAGTAGCGGCACCATCGGACAGTCCTTTCTGATAGGCGGAGGAAATGAGGTACTGGTCGTAGGACGATTTGTGCTCGACCTTGGCCGTGCCGTCGTCGGCGATCGCGCGCGCGACGAGCTTGGCCCGCTCGGCATCCAGCGCCTGGGCGGCGGCCCGGTTCGTCGCGGCGGTATCGCCCCACCGGTAGCCGCCGCCGACCAGGACGAGCGCGGCGACCAGGGCGGCCAGGAGACGGGCAATCATTGCGACTCCCCGGCCGGCGCCTGGGGCGTCTTCAACGACAGCCCCTGCGTCGTGTAGACCCGCAGCAGCATGTTCACGATCGGCAGCGCGAACGCCACGACCTGGTATTTCGACGCGGGCAGTAGTCCCTGCAGGAAGCCCAGCTTGTCCTCGGCCAGCAGCAGCGCGGCGACCAGGGCGTTGACGACGATGGTTTTCGACAGCCATGGCTTCTTCGGCGGCGCCGCGACCGGCGCCGGGACCAGCTTGCGCCACCAGCCGAGCAGCGACGCTCCATAGACTCGGCGCACCCACGTCTCGACCACGACCAGGAGCAACACGGCCAGCCCGGGCGCCGCGATATGGGTGGGATCGTGCTCCCAGGCGAACACGAGCCCGTCCAGGATCACGTCCATGGCGAGCACGGCGACGCTCACGATGAGCCAGAAGAGATACGGGCTGTTCCACCCGTCGACTGTGCGGGCGCCCGGCAGCACGCCGGCCAGGCCGAGGAACGACACGATGACCCCGATCAAGGCCACGAGGCCGACGACGGCCATAATGATGTGGTGTACAGGCATGATTTACCCCTTCAGGTGACGTTTGTGACGCAGCTGGTTCCGGCGCTTGGCCGCGAGGCGCTTGCCGTGGGCGACGCTGCAGCGAAACGGCGACCCGGCGGCGAGCGAAGGACTGGATGGATGCGGCAGGCCGTTGAACAGCCCGAGCGACCGCCGCCGCGACACGTTGACGACGGGCTCGGCGTGCCGCGGAACCGGCGCTCCGCCGGTCGTGGCGAGCGCGGCCGCGGCGGCGAAGTAGGAGAAGAAGGCGCGAGCGCGGTTAAACATGGGCGGCCCCCAGGAACAGGGCGCGCTCATCGAGGCGCCGGCGATGCAGGCCGTCGGAGACCTTGAGGCAGCCGCACGTGGGATCGCGATATTTGTCCCACTTCGGGAATTCATCGGCGGCGCCGCGCTTGTCGTTCGCGTTGAGCTTGCGCAGCAAGGTCGAGTCGGCGAAATCGCCGGCGACGCCGTCTGCCTTGCCGATGCGGATGTTGAGCACCAGGCACATCAGGGCGTCGAATTCGTTCTGGGTCAGGGGGACCTTGACCAGGCGCTTGACCTCAACCTCGCGCTGCAGGTTGTCCTGGGCCAGGATGCGGTCGGCCGTGGCCTCGTCGATGGTTTCGTTGCGGAGATAGGCGTCGAACTGGGTGATGACGTGCCCCCAGCCGATCGTCGGTTTTCCGGCGGGGCAAACGTACATGCGCGGCGCGAAGCCGTTGGGACTGGTCGCCGCCGGGCCGCGCTCATAGCGCTTCTGCAGCGCCAGGCCGGCAGGGGAAATGTGCAGGTTGTCGTTCATGCGGTCCTCGATCAGGACTGCACCGGGTGGTGCAGCGTGATGCGAGGTTACGCACGCGCGCGAGGGGCGGTAATCAAAGCGTTTTATTTATTGCTGCGTGGAACGGGCGCACGAAATTGCGGCCGAGCCCGAAAGGCAACCGTACATACAGCTGAGCTGTTGAAGTTTTCATAAAATCCTACATGAGCCGCGCCTTCAGCGGCGCACGATTGCTCGACCTAGCGTCGTCGACGCGGATTAATCGTCAGCCCTCTTCGTTTCACCACAAGCCTATGGGGCAGATTTCCACCTTTTGGATATGACGCTCGCAGAAGGTCGACCTGCCGGCGTTGCATCATTCGGGTAACGGCGAGTGTGGATAACGTGTCAGTCACCGAAACGACACCGTACACGAGTGCAAGCAGAATCCAGTCGCCTAAATTGAGCGCGCCCGCAACGGTCGCAGCGGGCAGCACCTGAAGGGCCTCGATCAACTGAGGTTCGAAGATTCCTAACCATGCGCAGAAAGCGACCAAAAGTCTGACGACAGTTCTCATGCGTCTTCCCTTAATTTGACGGTGCGGTCATTGAATTTAGATCGTGCGTATCGAGTTTTTCTTCAAGCTCTTCCTCAAACCTCATCAGGCTTCCTTATCTTCCCCGACTGCGCTGCTAACTCCGCCATTCTTTCGATTGCGGCCTTGTCTTCATCCGAGGCTGCGCGGAAGTTATTCAGCAGCTGAGTTTCGCGCTGTCCAATCAGACTGACCGGCTCGCGCCCGAGAATTAGACGGCTGGGATCCACGCCAAACAGTAGATTGATCTTAAACAAAAAATCGGCGTCGGGCGTGCGCTCGTTGCTCTCGTAGCGCGCGATCGTATTCCTTCCCACCCCTAGCAGGTCCGCGAACTCTTGCTGCGACCTATCCCCTCGAATCCGTTTCAGTTCAGCACCAGTATCGAATCTCTTGCCGCCTGGCGTGTTGTTCTCAGTCATGCATTGCCCCATTTTTGGTGTATTCACTTGTTCTTGCACCCAAACGGGTGTAATCTACTCTGGTGAAACACGCTTAATAACCCGGTTTGTGAACTCAAGGATTGTATAGATGAACGGTCAACAAGTTAAGCGACGCCTCTGGCGCCAGGGTTCGACGCTGAAGGAATGGGCGGCGAAGAATGGATATTCCGCGAGACTGGTGAGCGATGTCGTGCGCGGTGTGAATCGAGGCACGTACGGGAAAGGCCACGAGATCGCTGTCAAGCTCGGAATGAGGAAAGCAGAAGAGGACAACCAATGAAAGTCGTGATCGGGCGGAAATCCGAGGCCGACAAATACCCCATTCCCATCGAGTACCAGGAGATTGCATGAAGTCGTATCAAGTACGCGTGACCGGCGTCATCCCGGGCCGCTATCGTGGCCTTCTCGGGGCCAGCGAGCACGAGGCTGTTGAGAAAGCGCAGACCCGCCATAAAGCCGCCGGCTTCCCGGTCGACGGCCATATCTTCGCCGTCGCTTCCAGTTTCACCGTGATCGGCCCGGTGGTGGAAAGCGACGTCGACACGACGCACGCGCTCGCCTTGACCGACGGCCAGCTGGCCGAGGTCGAAGCCGCGCTGCTCGATCGCATCGACTACCTCACCGCGCGTCTGAACATGGCCCAGCGCCGCCCCAGCCCGGCGCAGGCCCTGTACCAGGCTCACCTGAAGGCCGCGCGGTCGGCGCTCGACCTGGTGGTGTCGGCATGAGCGACAAGTACACCAACGAGGCGCAGCAGCGCGTCCTCCGCGTCGTAATGCTCCTCGGTGAGGACGTCGTCGTCGGCCTGGCGCCGACCCAGATCGCCAAGGCGCTGAACGTCCCGGCCTCGTACGTCACCCGCGACCTTGAAAACCTGCGCACCGCGGGCTGGGCGATCCAGCACGAAGAGACCGGCCGCTGGCTGCTCGGCGCCAAGCCGGGCGCCCTGGGCGTCAAGGTGCTGTCGTCCATCGACCGCGCGACGCGCAAGGTCGAGGAAGCGCGCAGCCGCTTTACCCGTGGCAATTAAGTAGAAGGAGAGAAAGATGGCACGCAAAACAACGCCCGCTGTACAGCAGCACGACGACGTCGATCAGGAGACGCTCAACCAAGGGGTCGTATCCCTGCGCACGGTGGCGAACAACGGCGTCACGGTCGCTCAGATGATGGGCTATGACCTCGTCTACGACCGGGAGCGCATCGTGCAGGAGGCGCGGTTCTTCATGGCGCAATCGGCGGAGGCGATGTTGGAGGCCGGGAAGCGACTGGTCATGCTGAAGGAAAACGAAGGGCACGGTAAGTTTCTCGAAATTGTCGAACAGCAACTTGGCCTTCAGCCCCGGACCGCGCAACTGATGATGCAGGCCGCCGTGAAATATCTGGGGACACCCGAGCTCACGGCAAATACGAATATGTTTTCGCAATTGGGCAAGTCGAAGCTGTTCGAGCTCATGACCCTCGACAACGACGCACTGATCGAACTGTCTGAGGGCGGCAGTATCGCTGGTCTGACTCTGGACGACGTCGACCGCATGTCCGTCCGCGAGCTCAAAGCCGCGCTGCGTGACGCCCGCGCCGACATTACTGCCAAGGACACGGTCATCGCCGGCAAGGCGGCGACGATCACCAAGATGCAGACCCAGCAAGCCAAGCTGCAGCCGCCGACGCCCGACGAGGACGTCGCGAAGCTCCGCCGCGAAACCAGCGACTACGCCTTCCAGACCGAGGCCATCATCCGCGGCTCGCTGCGCGAAGGCATCGGCCTGCTGAGCCAGAACGACATCGAGACCGGCGCCAGCCAGGGCGAATTCGTCGCCGGCCTGCTGGCCCAGCTCGAACGCGCGATCGCCGAGGTCCGCAGCGAGTTCGGCGTGAAAGCCCAGCCGGACGGCGACCCTAGGCCGGAATGGGACAAGGACCGGTAAGCATGTCGAATCCCGCCCTGACCACCCGTCTCGTCGCCGTCGCCCAGCAGGCGGCCGCTGCGCCGCACGGGAAGCGCGAGGCGGTCTATGCCGCGGCGTCCGCCGAGCTGGGCATGAACCGATCCACCCTGCTGCGCAAGCTCAAGGAGGTTGCCGTGACCCGTACCCGCAAGCGCCGCACCGACGCCGGCCAGGTCGCCCTGCCGCAGGCGGAGGCGATGCAGATCTCGGCCGTGCTGATGGAATCGACCAGGAAGAACGGCAAGCGCCTGATGTCGGTCGAGCAGGCGATCCAGATCCTGCGCAGCAATGGCGCGATCCAGGCCGAGCGCACCACCGCCGACGGCGAAGTGGTCAAGCTCTCGGTGACGGCCATCAGCCGCGCGCTGCGCGCCCACAAGGTGCACCCCGACCAGTTGCTGGCGCCCGAGCCGGTCACGCGCATGGCCAGCGAGCACCCGAACCACGTGTGGCAGATCGACGCCTCGCAGTGCGTCCTGTACTACCTTCCGAAGGAGGCCGGCGCCCGGGACAGCGGGCTGCAGGTGATGGACCACACGCAGTTCTACAAGAACAAGCCGGCCAACGTGAAGCGGATCGAGAACGATACCGTGTGGCGCTATGTCGTCACCGATCACGCCAGCGGCTGGGTCTACGTCGAGTACGTCACCGGTGGCGAGACCGGCCAGAACCTGTGCAACGTGTTCATCAACGCGATGCAGAAGCGCGACGCCGACCCGGCACACGGCGTGCCCCGGATGGCGATGCTCGACCCGGGCAGCGCGAACACCGGCGCCGTGTTCAAGAACCTGTGCAAAGCGCTTTCGGTCCAGGTGCAGATCAACACGCCGGGGCGGCCGCGCGCCAAGGGACAGGTCGAGCAGGGCCAGAACCTGGTCGAGCGCTCGTTCGAGTCCGGCCTGAAGTTCGTCAACGTGGCGTCGCTTGACGCACTGAACGAGAAGGCTGCCAAGTGGATGAAGTGGTTCAACGGGACGCAGACGCATTCGCGCCACGGCATGACCCGCTACGCGGCTTGGATGCGGATCACCCCGGACCAGTTGCGCTTCGCGCCGCCGACGGCGCTGTGCCGCGAACTGGCCGTCACGGCGCCGGAGACCCGCGTCGTGTCGCCCACGCTGGCGATCAGCTTCAAGGGCCATGAATACGACGTGTCCGGCCTGGCCGGCGTGCTGGTCGGCGAGAAGGTCCTGGTGTGCCGCAACCCGTGGCGCGCGGACACCGCGCAGATCGTCACCACCGACCAGGACGGTCGCGAGGTGTTCTTCGTCGCGGAGCGCATCCAGCTGGGCCAGTTCGGCTTCCCCGAGGGCGCGCCCGTCATCGGCGAGTCGTACAAGCGGCATGCCGATACACCGGCCCAGACCAACGCCAAGGCCGTCGAGCGGCTGCTCACCGGCACCGAGTCGCTGGAAGCGGCCAAGGCGAAGCGCAAGGCAAAGTCGCTGCCCTTCGAGGGCAAGCTCGACCCGTACAAACCGCTCGACGACGTGCAGGCGCCGACCTACCTACCGCGCCAGGGCACCGCGTCGACCGTCGCCACGCCGCGGATCGAGGAGAAACCCTGGACGCACACCCGGACCGCGATGGAAATGGCCAAGCGCGGCCTGACGATGACGCAGGAGCTCAATCGCGCGATCGCGCAGTGGTATCCCGACGGTGTGCCCGAATCCGATCTTGACGCCCTGCAGGCGCGCCTGCAGACCCGACCAACCCTTCGTGCGGTGAACTGACATGACGACAGAGCAAACCCAGCTGCAGCAGCTGCTGCAGAAAATCGATGTTTCGCAGGCGGCGCTGGCCCGAGCGAGCGGCGTAAGCGCCGCCACCATCTCGCTCTTGTGCAAGCAGGGGCAGTGGCCGAAGCGCGTCGCGGCCGCGCGCGATCTGCGCGCGACCCTCGAAGAGTTTTTCACAGCCCAGTGCGTGGCGCCGGAAACGATCGCCCATGCGCTGGATAACAAAAAGGCCGGCAACGGGGCTGCCACCCCGGAACCGGCCCTGCCGCAAACCTCGCAGCAGCCCACTCCAACCAACGAGACTGAAACGGACGTCGACATGCTACTACAGAACGAAAACCTCACCCCGGCCGCGCGCAAGCACTTCGGCCTGTTCCGCAGCCCCTTCGAGGACGACATCAACAGCCGCGAGGACGTGTTCCTGTCGCCGGACATCCGCCTGTGCCGCGAGCTGCTGTGGGACGTGGCCAGGAACGGCGGCTTCTGCGCCCTGGTCGGCGAGTCCGGCAGCGGCAAGACCACCATCCGCGAGGAGCTGATCGACCGCATCCAGCGCGAGGGGCAGTCGGTGATCGTGATGGAGCCGTACGTGCTGGCCATGGAGCACAACGACAAGCGCGGCAAGACGTTGAAGTCCGGCCAGATCGCCGAGACCATCATCGGTGCGCTCGACCCGAACGCGCCTCTCAAGAGCGCGCCACACGCCCGCTTCAAGCAGCTGCACGAAGCCCTGCGCGCGAGCTACAAGGCCGGCAACAGCCACGTGCTGATCATCGAAGAGGCGCACAGCCTGCCGATCGCAACCCTCAAGCACCTGAAGCGCTTCCGCGAGCTGAAGGAAGGATTCACCCGCCTGCTGGGCGTCGTCCTCATCGGCCAGCCCGAGCTGAAGACGAGCCTGTCCGCCCACAACCCGGAAGTGCGCGAGGTGGCCCAGCGCTGCGAGGTGGTCGAGCTCGGGCCGCTGGACCGCCACCTCGGCGACTACCTGCGGCACAAGATCGGCCGGGTGGGCGGCAATCCGGACGACATCTTCGAGCCGGACGCCTACGACGCCATCCGCACCAAGTTGAGCCGGATCCAGCGCGGCGGCAAGATCACCGACGCGGTATCGGTCTGCTATCCGCTGGTCGTCAACAACCTGGTCGCGCGGGCGATGAACGTCGCCGCCGCCATCGCCGCCCGCAAGGTCAGCGCCGAACTCATCATGGAGGCCGTATGACCTGCGCCCGCGAGATCCTGGAACAGTTCATGAGCGGCGACCGCCGGCCGGTGCTCGGCCCGTTCACCCATGTCGAGGCGGTGGGCCTGGTCGCGATCAACGACAAGCTGCTGGACGCGCTCAAGGGCATGATCGCGGTGCCGCTGGGCACCGGCATCGAGCTGCTGCAGGCCAAGCTGCTGGCGCACCGCCGCGCCCATGAGGCGGTCCGCCTGGCCTGCGGCGCCGGACCGGTGGTCGACGTCGCGCACACCGTCGGCTTCCACAGCATCACGCCGGTCTGCGGCAACTGCCTGCACGAATGCCCGGCCGAGAGCGGCGGCCACGCCTGTGGGCGGTACGGCTGGCCGGTGCAGCCGAGCGCGACGTGCGGCAATCACGCCTGGCGCCCGACGGTGGCTAAGGTCATCCCGATCGGGTGCGCGGCATGAACCGGCTGGCGCGACTGGTGTTCCACGTGCGCGGCGCGCTCATCCGGCGCGAGATCGCGGCACTCCAGCGGCACCAGTTGAAGGTGCGACGCGAACTGCTCGCCCGCCCGCACGTGCCGAGCGCACACCTGGTGCCAGGCGACCCGATCGATGGCGCGCGCCGGCGGACGCTGGGCGACGCGGCCGTGGGCGCGCTGTGGTTCCGCCTGGCGGTGCTGGTGGTGACCTTCGCCGCCGGCGTGCTCTTCGCGGACGTGGCCATTCCGTCCGGGACGACGAAAGCGGCGTCCCATGCCTGCGGCATCGAATACGAAACCCCTCAACAGTGAGATGAATCATGAAGCGCAAACATTTGATGCCCGAAGCCGGTAGCCGGGCCCACCGCATTTTCGTCGAGCTGGCCCGCCACGAGGGGCCGGTGGGGGAGCACGTCCTGATGGAGCGGCACGGCCTGGACGGGCTGTCGCCGACGGTATGGCGCCAGGGGCCGTACAAGACGCTGGCGTCGAGCGCCCTGATCGTCCGCGCCGGCCGGACGGCGTGGCAGCTGAGCAAGCTCGGCCGCGCCGTCATGGACGAGGTCGAGGCCGCCATGATCGGCCGGGGCGACGGCGCCCTGGTGCCCGCGCCGGCCGACGCGGCGCTGGACAGCGCGAAGCCGGCCGCGGCGGCGCCGCGTGGCCCGTGCCGTTCAGGCCGTTGTCCAGGACGAATATGCCGCGCCCGAGCCGCCAGGGCGCCTATGACTACCGCGACATCCCGAGCTGGCACCACGTCCACAAACAGGAAGAGACGGCATGAAGCTGCAGATCAAGGACGCCGGCGCCTGGCGCAACATGGTTTCGTTTAGCCGAAGCGAAGAGGTAGCGGTCCTCAAGGCCGCCGCCGACCTGCTTCGTTCCCTGCAGCAGCCACGGACGGTGCTGCGCGTGGTCGAGACCGATACAACGCTGTTCACCTGCTCGGGCCCGGATTTCGTCTGGAAGCCCCGCGCATAAACAAACGATTTTAACGATGAGAAGGAAGGACCCAAGATGACCAAGATGCAGCAATCCAATGCCACGCCGGCGGCCGGCGCGGCAATCCCCGAAGGCTACCGCATGGACGCGCAGGGGCGCCTGGTGCCGGAAGCGATGATCAAGCCGATCGACCTGCTGCGCGACCAGCTGGTGCAGGGCATCGTCAAGGACGCGAAGGATTTGAGCCAGAAGATCACGGAGATCCGGGCGCGGTTCTTCTCCGACATCGCCGCCTTCGTCGCGACCAGCGCCGAGGGCTATAACGTCCGGCTGGGCGGCACCAAGGGCAATGTGACCCTGGTCAGCTACGACGGCCGCTTCAAGGTCGTGCGCGCCATCCAGGAGACGCTGACCTTCGACGAGCGCCTGCAGGTGGCCAAGGCGTTGATCGACAGCTGCCTGACCCGCTGGAGCGAGGGCTCCCGGCCGGAGATCAAGGTGTTGATCAACGACGCGTTTCAGGTCGACAAGGCGGGCAACATCAATACCGCCCGCGTGCTGGCCCTGCGCCGCCTGGAGATCGACGACGACGAGTGGCGGCGCGCGATGCGCGCGATCGACGACGCGCTGTCCGTCGTCGGCAGCAAGAGCTATGTGCGCATCTACGAGCGCGTCGGCGAGAGCGATCGCTATATGCCGATCTCCCTGGACATGAGCGCGTGAGGACAGCCATGAGCCAGAACACTCACTCTCAAGACGACGCCCTGCAGATCGCGGAGGCCGCCGTACGGCTTATGACCGATTTCCACGGCAAGGCGCAACCGGACGACACGCCGAAGATGAATGCGGTCTTTCCGGCGGCAGCATTTCAGGTTTTCGTCGACGGTCATGCGAACCTGATGTACCGCCTGGCGCAGCTCCGGAAATCCGCCGTCGTGCCGGCGGCGCCGGTCAAGACCTGGCGCGAGCGGATCGGCGCAGGATCGGATTTTCCCCTGCATGCTCCCACTGCCGTCGAGCAGGCGATGGTCGCGCAGATTGCGGACCTTGAGGCGGTCCTCGCCCAGCAGGCCGTAGAGCTTGCCGATCCGATGGACTGGCCGCTTCCGTGCGACGTCACCGTGGGCGCTTGCACGATCAAGAAGGGCTGCAGGCTGCGCGCGCTCGTGCGACGCATGGAAACGCTGCACGGCATGGCAATGCGTGCGTACGCCGCTCCTGCCTCCACTGCTATCGGCTGCGGCGGCACCGGCAAATACGATGACATGCCGTGCCTTGGCTGCGATGCTTGCCCGCGCGACGGCGACTTTGCCAAGATCGTGCGCGCGGCTAGCGGGCAGCAGGTGCTGTTCTTCAAGGAAGCAGACAACGATGCCGGCAACGTCCTGCACTGCGTGGCCAGCTTCGACGGCTTCCAGGCGGACATGATGAAGGTCGCGGGCATGCCGGACGTCGCATTCGACACGGTGCTGGACCGGGTCGACATGGACCTTGCCGACAAGGTGATCGCGCAAGTGGCTGAACTCGGCCTCACGGAGGTGTCCCATGGATAAGCAGGACGGCACCCAAAAAAGCCGAAGCCGGGCTGACCTCGCCGTGCAATGCACCCGTTGCAGGAACCGTCACATGGAATCCGAGCGGACGCCGATGCCACTCGGCAACGGGCTCCGCTCCCTGGTCTGCCCCCGATGCGAGGGGAAGTCGTTCTATGACCTTACGCCCACGGTCGCGTGGTGCTGGTCGTCCGGCCTGATCGAGTTCGGTGACGAAGGCACGGTCCCGGAAGGCGCCATCGTGATCGCGCACGGGGAAAAAGCTTCCCTGCGCGGCGTCGTTGAGGTCCTTGCCAAGCGCGGCCGCGGCGAAAGCGCGGGCCTGCTCTTGGTGCCGGGCGTGCCCGAGGCGGACACCCAGGAAGCGAAGGGCGACGCGCTCGCCGTATGGCTCAAGTGGTGCGCCAGCGGCAACGGGCGCAAGGGGCGGTACGGCGTCCTGTTCGGGACGGAAGCAAACGACAAGGCGCGGCAATCGACCGCCACCGGGGCCTGACGCAATGGCTACCGACAAACAGGCCCGCGATCGCGAGATCAAGCTGATCCACGTCGGCCGGCGTGAGCTGCAGCTGGATGAGGAGACCTACCGCGCGATGCTGCAGGCGGTTGCCGGCGTGGACTCCGCGGCCAAGCTGGACGCCATGGGCCGCCGGGCCGTCCTCGACCACATGAAGCGCAAGGGTTTCAAGATCAAGGGCAAGCCGTCGACGGCGCCGGCCGGGAAGAACGACGCGGATCCGCAATACCGCAAGATCCAGGCGCTATGGAGCGAGCTGGCCCGGCTCGGCGCCGTCCGGGTCAACACCGAGGCGGCGATCCGGATCTACATCAAGCGGATCATCGGGGTCAACGACTATGCATTTTGCAATAGCTCCCAGGTAACGAGTATTATCGAAACTCTAAAGAAATGGCGTGACCGGGTCGGGGGCGAGGCTGGGCACGTTGACACGGAAGTGGAGGACGCCCATGCCTGAGCAACCCAGCCTGTTTCTCGATGATTCCTATCCGGAGGTGCTGGCGGACATCGCCCGTACCGTCCACGAACGGTTGATGGCGCGCGCCAGGCTCGCGCACCAGGAAGCCGCCGAAATCGCGCTCGACGTGGCCGAGCACGTGCGCAAGAACATCGGCGGCGTCGCAACCTATATCCCGCGTGGGTTGAGCTATGAGCTGAGTCTGCGCGACCGCCAGATGTGGTCCGAGTTCAAGGGCGACAACCACGCCGAACTCGCGCGCAAGTACGACATGACCGAAATGCGCGTGCGCCAGATCATCGCCCAGGCCGCGCGGGCCGACCGCGCGGCGCGGCAGCACAAGCTGTTTCCCGATCCGGAGTAAAACGCCCGTCAGGGCGTTTTTTTCGACCACGCCGCACCGCTTCCACGTCCACCCCTCCGGAAACGCCGCCTGCACCGTTTATAAATCGAATGCGGCCATTCCAGCATCGACTTTCCTCCCGGAATTTCCGGAAAATCCCCTCAACCAGCCGACGCGGCGCCGGTTCCAACATCTAAAACGCTTTAGTTACGGCCAGTCGATCCGGTCCGGATACTGGCGTCATGGATACCCTGAACTCCGGCATCAAGCCGATCGAAATCTTCAAGCCCGGCAGTTTCACGGCCATGAACGGACAGGTCTACACGTTCACGGCCCAGCAGGTACGAGAGCTGGCCGACACCTATAAACCCGACTTCGCCGACGCCCCGCTGGTGGTCGGCCATCCGAAGCTCACGTCGCCGCGCTTCGGCCGCGCCGGCAGGCTGTACGTCAACGACGTCGGCGTGCTGTGCGCGGAAGCCGACCAGGTCGTCCCCGAGTTCGCCGAGGCGGTCAACAACAAGCTCTACCCGAAGGTATCGGCCTCGATCTATTTGCCGGACGCACCCGGCAACCCGACGCCCGGCAAGCATTACCTGCGTCATATCGGATTCCTCGGCGGCGCGGCGCCGGCGGTGAAGGGACTGAAATCCGTCGAATTCTCGGCCGACGCCGCTGGGGTCGTGTCCTTCGGTTACGAGGACCGCGTCATCGTCGGCCTGTTCCGCCGGATCCGCGACTGGATCATCGCGAAGGACGGGGCCGACACCGCGCAATCGATCCTGCCGGATTACCAGCTCGACTCCCTGGCGGAAGACGCCATCCGCGGCGACCTCGCGTCGCCCAACCCCGATTTTGCCAACCCCACCCTACCGGAGAACGACGTGGACAAGAAAGAACTGGAAGCGCGCGAAGCCGCGCTGCAGCGACAGCAGCAGGAAATCGCCGCGCGCGCCGCCGCGATCGCGGCCCAGGAAACGAAGATGAAGCAGGCCGGCTACGCCGAGTTCGCGGAGTCGCTGTGCCAGAGCGGGCAATTGCTGCCGGTGCAGAAAGATTCCGTCGTGCAGATCCTGGTCCAGCTGGACACCGTCAACCAGGTGGCCGACTTCGCCGAGGGCCACGCCAATCACGGCAAGACGGGCGCGGACCTGTTCAAGGACTTCCTCGCCGCGCAGCCCAAGCAGGTCGTCTACGGCCGCGTGAGCCAGCAATCGGGCGGTGCCGAGGACGTCGCCGACTTCGCGGCGCCGCCTGGCTGCGAGGTGGATCCGGAAGGGTTGGCGATCTATCGCAAGGCGGTGGCCTACCAGAAGCAGCACCCGGACACCGACCTGATCACGGCGGCCAAGATCGTCGCGGCAGGCTGACGCCGGCCGTTCATTCATTCACTCGCACAAGGACTCATCATGTCGCAACAAGCACTCTCCCTGATGACGCTGTCGATTCCGGTCGCCCCGTCGGACGTCGCGGAATACCGCGCCGTCGACTACACGGGCGCCCAGGCCACGACGCAGGGCCAGAAAGTCATGGGCGTGGCCAAGCGCGGCGCGCTGAGCGGCGACGGCTACGAGGCCGCCGTGATCGGCACGGCCGTCATCGAGGCCGGCGCCGCGTTCGCGGTCGGCGCCTCCCTGATCGTCGACAACCAGGGGCGCGCGATCGCGTCCACCGGCAAGCTCGGCATCGCCGCCGGCGCAACGGCCGTCACGTCGGCGGCCGTCAACGGCACCACGACGCTGACCGGCGGCGACGCCCCGGAATGGGTGTTCGCGGACGCGCTGCAGGCCGCTTCCGCCGCCGGCGACAAGGTCGAGGTGCTGCTGCGCCGCTAAGCGCGCCGGGGCTCGCTCGCTGATTCCAGCCAATTCAATCAACCAGGACAACACATGACCAATTTGACCAACCGCGGGGCGCGGGTTATCGACCCCATCCTCAGCGGCTACTCGCAGGGCTATCGCAACTCGCAATACATCGGCGAGGCGCTGTTTCCGCGCGTGCCCGTGTCGACCACCGGCGGCCAGATTCTGGAATTCGGCAAGGAAGCCTTCCAGCTGGTGAACATGCGCCGCACGCCCGGCGGCCCGACCAAGCGCATCTCCTTCGGCTACCTGGGCAAACCGTATGCGCTGCTGCAGGATTCGCTCGAAGTGCCGATCCCGCGCGAGCACCAGCGCGACGCGAGCGTAGTGGCCGGCATCGACCTGGGCCAGCGCGCGACCCGTATGGGCATGAACAAGGTGCTGCTGCAGCTGGAAGTCGACCAGGCGGACCTGGCCACGGACGCCGGCAACTACCCGGCGGCCAACAAGGTGGCACTTGCCGGCGGCACCAAGTGGTCGACCGACACCGGGGACCCGCTGGCGGACATCGACGCCGGCCGCGAGGCGATTCGCGCAGCCTGCGGCATCTATCCGAACACCCTGGTGCTGTCGGCGACGGCGTTCAACGCCTGCAAGAACAACCCGAAGGTGATCGCACGCTTCCAGTACAACGGCTCAGTCGACGTGGGTTCGACGACGATCACGCCGAAGATGCTGGCCGGCCTGTTCAACATCGACAAGGTCGTCGTCGGCGCCGCCATCGTCAGCAACGACCAGGGCGTGAACAGCGACATCTGGGGCAACAACGCGGTGCTCGCCTATGTGCCGCAGGGCGAATCCGCGATGGAAGAGCCGAGCTATGGCTACACTTACACGCTGGACGGCAACCCGCTGGTCGAGCAGCCGTACTGGGACCGGAACGCGAAGGCGGAAGTCTTCGGCGTGACCATGGAGCGCGCGCCCGTGCTGTCCGGCATCTCGTCGGGCTATCTGATCCAGAACCCGGCATAACCTACACCACCCCCGCGAGCGTAGTACCGCCCCCCGGCCGCACCGAGTTGCGGCCGGGGCAGTGCGGCAAGTGCGTCTTACTCCCAAGGAGACCCGTATGGCAAGGAAAATTACCCAAGGCGAACCCGTCATCAAGAAGTACAAGGTGCTCACTCCCATCAAGGTCGACGCCGGCAAACGGCTCGACGTGGGAGAGACCTTCGAGGCCGACGAGAACGAGGTCGCCGACCTTGTCGACGTCAAGGCAATCGTCGAGGTCTGACCCCGTCACGCCTCAATAAGACCCGACCCCGGCCACGCGCCGGGGTTTTCTCTTCAAACCACTTTCAATCGACGAGGACCGCATGTCATACGCCACGCCCCAGGACATGATCGACGAGTTCGGCCAGCGCGAGATGCGCGCCATCGGCGACCCGGACGCCACCGGCGACATGGTCGTCGAGCGCGTGCAGAACGCCCTCGACAAGGCATCCGACCAGATCGACTTCGCCGCGGGCCAGCGCTGCGCGCTGCCGCTCGATACCAGCGCGGCCCAAGTGCAAACGTTCCTGCGCCAGCTATGCATGGACATCGCGCGCTACCGCCTGACCGGGTCGTCCGGCATCACGGCCACCGACGAGGTCCGCGACCGTTACAGGGAGGCGGACGCCAAGCTGCAGCAGATCATCGCCGGCAAGATCATCCTGTGCGCCCAGGTCGGGATCGGCACCGGCGCCCCGGCCGGCGGGCTGCGGCCGGACAACCTGACCGCCGGCGAGGCGGAAGTCAACGTCGACTCGTGCCGGGTCTTCGGCCCGGGCGCCCTGAACGACTTCATGAGGGGCACCTGGCGATGATCGGCGAACTCGAGGACGCGGTCGTCGCCCGCATCCAGGCGGCGCAGGACGCCGGCCTGTGGCCCTACAAGCTGATGACGATCGAGACCTACGGCGGCCAGATCGCCGAGGACACGCAATCCACATTCCGCTTCCCGGCCGTGTTCGTGTCGTTCACCCGATTGAAGAAAATGGGAGACTTGGGCGAGCGCGCCCGCCGCGCCCGCGCGCACCTGGTGCTGTACGTCGCCGCCCGCAACCCGCGCAACGAGCGCGCCACGCGCCACGGCGACATGCACGAGCCGGGCAGCTACCAGATCGCCGAGGACCTGATCGCCCTGCTGGAGAACCAGCGCCTGGGCATGCCGATGACCCTGCCGCTCAGCTTCGAGGAGATCGAGACCCTATTCGTGGCGCGCCGGTCCGATGGTGCACAGGCCGAAAGCATCCTGGCGATCCCGTTGCAGTGCGAGTTCGCCTGGCAGGCGGCCCTGCCCGAGTGCGCGAACGTCACGTCGGACGAATGGCTCAAGACTGGCCAATCCTTCTACCTCACGCCCGGCGACGACGTCGCCGATGCCGAAGCCGTGATCGTCCACGCGGCGCCCTGACGCGCCCGAACGCCGCGCCGGCCAGTTGGCGTCGCGCGCTTCCCAAAATACTAAAACCCTTTAGTGCCGGCCACGCGCGCGCGCGACCAGAATCAAGGCTCTCATACCGATTAACGTCGCACATAGGGCCCATCATGAACATCCTCCACGTCAAGGCCGCTCCCGGCCTCAAGCTGCCCAAAGAGGGCAGTCCACGCGCCTACATCACCGACGCCGAGCCGGTCCCGGTCCAGGCGTCGCGCTACTACCGCAAGGCGCTCGCCGACGGCGACCTGGTCGAGGCGACGCCGTCCGCCGACGTGGCCGAGACCCCCGCCATCGATCACGCCGCCTGACCGGCATCCATTACAACCACTTATCGCACTGCGAAAGGCTCCAATGTCCTCCGCCAACATCTCTTTCGACACGATCCCTTCGAGCATCCGCAAGCCCGGCGTCTACGTTGAATTCAACACCAAGCTGGCCGTGCGCAACCTGCCGGGCAACCTGCAGCGCACCCTGATCATCGGCCAGAAGCACGCCGCCGGCACGCTCGCCGCCCTCACGCTGGCCGACGTGTTCTCCGACGTCGAAGCCGCCCAGCTGTGCGGCTACGGCTCCCACGTGCACCGGATGGTGCGCGCCGCCCTGATGGCCAATCCCTATGCCCAGCTGTCGATCATCCCCCTGGACGATGCGGCCGGCGCAACCGCGGCGACCTTCCCGGTAACGGTGGCCGGCGCGCCGACCACGTCCGGCGCGTTCGCCCTGGCGATCAACGACACGCTCATCCAGGTCAACGTCGCCGTCACCGACACGCCGACCTCGGTGGCGGCCGCCTTCGTCGCCGCGATCGCCGCCAAGCCCGAGCTGCCCGTCACCGCCGCCAACGCTGCCGGCGTGATCACGCTCACCGCGCGCAACAAGGGTACGGTGGCCAACGCGTTCACGGTGGCCGCGTCCGGCGCCGTCGCCGGCATGACCTTCGCCGTCGGCGCGTCCACCGCCGGCGCCGGCGATCCGGACATCACGGACGCGCTGGGCGTCGCGTTCCTGGGCGGGCACGACCAGATCGTCATCCCGTACCGCGACACCGCCAACCTCACCGCGCTGCGCAACCACCTGGACGACGTCGGCAGCTGGGCCGAGAAGCGCTGGGCGCTGGGCTTCGTCGGGTCCAACGGGACGCTGGCCGAGGCGATCGCGCTGTCGGCCGGCGTGAACCACGGCTGGATGAACAACGTATGGCTGCGCAACACGGCCACGACGACCATGGAACTGGCCGCCGCCTATGCCGCGACGGTGGCGTCGCAGGAGGACCCTGCGATGCCGTTCGACTACCAGCAGGTCCGGGACATCGCCGTGCCGCCGGTCGCCGACCGCACCTCGCGGACCGAGGAGGAAAGCGCGCTGTACAACGGCGTCACGCCGCTGAACGTCGGACCGGGCGAAGTCGTCCAGGTCGTGCGGGCGGTGACGACCTACGTCCTCAACCCGGCCGGCGTGCCCGACGTGTCGATGCTGGACATCACTACCCCGCGCACGCTCAAGTACGTGGCCAAGGTGTTCATCCAGGACCGCGCGATCCGCTATTCCCGCACCAAGATCAGCGACCGCCTGATCCAGAGCGTGCGCGACTCGGGCATCGTCCTGCTCAAGCAGCTCGAAGACCTGGAGATCATCGAGAACGTCGACGCCAACCTGCCCAACTACATCGTCGAGCGCGACCTACAGGACGTGAGCCGCCTGAACGAGCGGATTCCGACCGACGTCGTCAACGGCCTGCACGTGCTGGCCGAGCGCTTCGACCTGCTGCTGTAGGCTGCGGCGCCAAACCGTTTTCAACCGAACAGGAGTCCGTGAATGGGCATTCAAAACAAAGAGTACTGCGGGACCATCGTGCTCGAGGTGAACGGCGTCGAGTACGACGTGACCTCGGTCTCGCCGAGCGTCAAGACCAACAACAAGACCGTCCTGACCATGAACAGCAAGCGCCGCGCCCTGGGCAGTTCCTGCGGCGTGAAGGAAATCTCGCTGCAGATCGAGGCCGCGATCCCGCTGGACAACTCGGAGCCGGACTGGGAGAACATGAAGGGCGCCACCATCACGATCTACCCGGCCTGCGGCACTGGCGGCAAGCGCGAGATCTACACCGGCTGCACCACCGAGGACGTCGGTTCCAAGTACGGCGTCGGCAGCGAGGCGACCCGCTCGATCACGATGCACGCCCTCGACAAGCAGGTGGTGTAAGCGATGTCCGATCTTCTCGCCAAACTCAAGGCCGGCCGCGCCGTCATCGAGACCTTCAAACTGGACGGGCTGATCCTGGGCCTGCGCCTGCTGGTCGAGACCGACTACCAGGCCGCGGGCTGGGCGGCCAACGACCTGCTGGCCCAGCACGACACCGAGCTGACGACGGCCAACGCCGATCTGTTCGAGGCGGAAAAGTTCACCCAGCTGATGCTGCGCTTCCTGGTCGACCCGGCCACCGGCAAGCCGCTGTTTTCCAGCGCCGATGAGGTGCGCAACACGCTGTCGCGCGAGGAACGCAATGTGGTGGGCGCAGCCTACTACGACTTCGAGCGCGAGTATTCGCCTTCGGAGCGGACCATGTCCGAGGCCGAGTTCGGGCGGCTGCTGGACGACGTTAAAAAAAAGCGCGATCCGCTCGCTTTGAACGATTTAAGTGGCGCTTTGCTGAAAAAGCTGGTGCTTTCTTTGGCCACCCCGCCGAGCAGCTGACCGACGGCCAGTGGCTGTTCGCGCTGGCGATCGCCAGCGCGGAAGCCGACGGCACTGACGCGGAGCAAACCCGTACCGCCACCCGCCGACTCGGCGACCCTGTCCCGGACGTCGACGGCGCCAAACGTAAATCCAGACAGAACCGCAGGAAGGAACGCCGATGAGCGACATGCGCCTCCGGATGATCATCACCGGCAGCAACCAGGACCTGAACCGGATCCTCAACCAGAGCGACGCGAGCGTGCGCCGGTTCACCGATGGCGCTGCGACGCACTTCACGCGCCTGCAGGCCCGAGCCCAGCGGGTCTGGAGCGCCATCAACGGCGTGTCGGCGGCCACCAAGATGGTCGCCGCGGGCATCGGTATCGGCACCATGAAATCGGTCATCGACGACAACCTGGCGTTCGAGCGGACGCTCCTCAAGATCAAGTTCAACGCGCAGATGACGACCAAGGAACTGGCCGAGCTGCGCAAGATGGCCATGGACCTGTCCAAGACCTCGCTGAACTCGCCCCTCGAAATCGCCCAGATGCAGCTGCGCCTGGCCAACGCCGGCCTCAAGATGAACGACATCCGCAAGTTGGCGCCGGCTGTGGCCAATGCGGCGCAAGTGTTCGAGGCGCCCGCCGGTGAGATCGCGGACCTGGTATTCGACAAGATCACCAAGACCGGAATCCGTGAAGACCGAATCCCGCAGATGCTGGACATGCTGTACTTCCATGCCACCAGCGGCCGCTTCGAGACGATGGACATGGCGCGCCAGGCTCCCGTGTTGCTCAATGCGGGCGCGCTCGTCGGCCTGAACAATGAGGCCGGCCTGAACCTGATGGGCGCTCTGACTCAGCGCCTCATGCGCAACGCGACCGTGCAGAACCCGTCCGAGGTGGCGACGCTGGTCGAGAATGGCCTCGCGCACATCACGCAACCACACTACGTTAAGGGCCTGGCTAAGGTCGGTATCGACCTGCCGAGTTACTTCGACAAGCAGGGCCATTTCAAGGGAGAAGGCGGCGTCGACGGCATCATTGCGCTGACTCGTGCGATGTTGGCAAAAGGGCTTGATAACCCCTTCAAGCTGGGTGAGGCGGGATTTCGCGAGCACTACACCCAAACGTTCTGGCTCGAAATGATGCGATCGCTGAAAGCGACCGACACCGACCAGGACCCGAACCTGTTGAAAATGATGGCTCGCGGTCGCGCCGCAATGAATAGCGGCCAGCTGGCCATCAACCTTGCGACGATGCGCGAGGCGACCTTCGGTAAGATCCGCGCGGCCGAGATCGAGATCGACAAGATGAAGCTGTCGCAGGGCGCCCAGGCCGTGACAAAGGGCGCTGGCGATATCGCCAACATGTTCTCCGAACATCCTGCACTTACGTTCGGAGCCGGCGTTGCGGCCGTGATCGGTGGCAAATACCTGATGAATAAGCTGCTGAACGGTAAGGGTGTCGGCGCGGCTGTGGGCGGCGCCATTGGCGCTGCAGGAGTGATGCCCGTTTTCGTCACCAACTGGCCGGGCCCGATGAGGGCATCCGAGCGCCTGGCCCAGATGCAGCAGCGCGGTGCTGCAGCTGCAGACGCCGGCGCCGCCGGCGGCGGTGCCGCACGCTCTGGCCTGGCCGCGCTTGCCCTGCGTGCCGGAACTCTGGCCGCTCCGGCGCTGCTGCTGTCAGGGGACAGCGCCGGCGGTCCGACGTACAACGCAGGCTGGAAGTCCATGACGGACGAGAAGATGGCCAAGCTGGGTTACCACCGCGAGAAGGGCTGGCTCTTCGATAGTTACGTGCCGGACAAGCCCGGTTCCAAGCCGGCAGCGGCTGACCAGGTCGTGGCCGCAGTGCAAAAGGTGGGCGAAAAGATCGATGCCCTCAGCCAGCGGTCGGTCTCGGTCGAAATCGATGGACAGGAGGTTGCCCGTGCGGTCAACAAGGTCAACGGCCGCGACTCGCGGCGCCAATAGGAGCTGAAGGATGTCCTGGGAAAACACCCTATTGCCGGCGAGCTTTCGCGGCGTCCAGTTCGAGGTCACCGCGACCAACGACGACATCGAGCGCGCGGTGGTCTCGCACGAGTATCCGTACGTCGACGGCGCCAGCACCGAAGACATGGGACGCAGCGGCCGTCGAATCTCGATGACCGCCGTGTTCTTCGGGGACGACTACGAGATCCAGCTGCAGCAGCTGATGGCGGCGCTCGACGAGGCCGGGCCGGGAGAACTGATTCATCCGGTGTTCGGCTCGATCCAGGCGCAGTTCGTGCGCACCAGCATCCCGCACCAGGCCGAGCAGCCGGACCAGACCCGGCTGACGCTGGAGTTCCTGGAAAGCGCGCTGCGGGCGCCCCTGTTCGATCGTGTGCTGCCGCTGCAGCAGGTCGAGGCCGTCGACGCTGCGGCCGACGCGGCGCTGGGTGCGGCATCCGATCGCTTCATCGCGGACATCGCCAGCACGGGCGGTCTGCCGGCGCTCGTGCGTGCGCAGCTGTCCAAGGACATGCTGGGCGTGATGGACAAGATGCGCGGCTACTGCGACCAACTGGTCGACGCGCGCGCCTGGCTGGCATCCGGCGCCTTCTATCTCAACAGTCCGACCGCGTTCGTCGACGACGTCTCCAGCGGCCTGGTGTCACGCCTGGATGCCCTGATGACGCCGATCGACCTGCGCAGCGGCTACTCGACCGCCGGCGTCGTCTCCAGCGCGACAACGACAGGTACGAGCACCAGCAGCGTGCCCGGGTACAACCGCGGCGGACTGGAAACGGTCTGGAACGCACCCAAGACCAGTCTGCAGCAGCCGCTGCTGGTGCCTGCCGAGCGCAGCGCCACGGCGGCCCCGGTCCAGCCGTTCCTGACGACCCACGTCGACGTGCAGATCGCGATCGTCGTCGCGTCCTGCGCGGCCCGGCTGTTCGCCATGGGTCTCGACGATCCGGTCATGACGCCGGACGACATCGAGACGGTGGCCGAGGACGCTCGCTCCGTCCTCAATGACGCGATCGCGCAAGTGCGGTCGACCTTCCCCGACATCGTCCAGTCGCGGCCCGTCACCGAGGCATTGAAGGCGCTTGCGCTGGGCGTCACGTCGGCCGCCGAGCAGCTGATCGCGTTACGGCCGCCGCTGCTCGACCGCACGGTGACCACGCCGGGCAACCTGCAGCTGATCGCCCACCTGTGGTATGGCGACTACCACCGGGCGGATGAGCTGCTTCGCCTGAATCCCGCGATCCGCAACCCGAACCTGGTCCGCGCCGGCACGGTGCTGCGCGCGTACAGCGCATGAGCGAACCTGTCCGGCTCCTGGTCGGCGGCTACGCGCACGATCGCTGGGAGAGCTACCGCATCGACAGCGACCTGCTGACGCCGGCGGACGACTGGAACATGGTCGTGTCGTCGGACGCCGGCGGCATCCTGCCGGACTTCGTCCACGAAGGCGCTGACGTCACCCTGTCGATCGGCGACGACAAGCTGCTCACCGGCCTGGTCGACACGATCTCCGAGGACGTGGAGAAAGGCACCAATTACATCGAGTTGTACGGCCGGGATCGCGCCAGCCTGCTGATCGACTGCTCGGCGCCGATCCTTTCCATGCAGATGGCCACGCTCGAACAGGTCGTCCAGAAGGCGGTGCAGCCGCTGGGGTTCAAGAAGGTCGAATATCGCGCGAAGCCGGCCGCGCCGCGGCAGAAGGTCCACACGGAGCCCGGACAGAGCGTGTGGGATTGGCTGCAGGCGGCGTGCGAGGCGAACCAGGTGTGGCCCTGGATGGCGCCGGACGGCACGCTGGTCATCGGCGCGCCCGACTACTCGACGGCCCCGGTCGCGGACCTGATCCTGCGCCGCAGCGGCGCCGGCAACAACGTCATGCGGATCCAGCGTACGCGCAGCCTGCATGAGAGCTTTTCGGAGATCACGGTGCTGGGCCAGTCCGCCGGTACCGGCGACGTCGGCCACAACAACATCAAGGGCACCGCGACCGACGACACCGTGCCGCTGTACCGGCCGCGCGTCGTCGTCGACGGCAACTGCGAGACAACCGACCTGGCCAACCGGCGCGCCGCCAAACTGATCGCTGACAGCAGGATGAACCGCGACAGTCTGGTGGTCAGCCTCGAGGGCCACAGGGTGACCACCAGCGCCGGCGCGGGCGCGCCGTGGGCTCCCGGCATGCGTGTGCACGTGCTGTCCGAGCCGCATGGCGTCGACGCCATCTATTTCGTGATCCGCCGGACGTTCACGCGCTCCAGGAGCGCCGGCGCCGGCACCGAGTTGCACCTGATCCCGGACGGCAGCTGGATCACGGCGCTACCGTTCGTGAAGGCGAAGCGGCGCGCGAGCTATGGCAAGAAAAAAGGGACTTACGTAAGGTGAAATCATGGATGTCCGCTCAGTTCGACAGCTGATCGATCGCGCCGTCGGCAGCGTGCGTCAGGCGCTGCGCGGCCGCCTGCAGCGCGTCCAGGCCGGCAAGCAGGTGATGCTCGTTCAGGCCGAGGGCCTGGCCGGCGAGTCGTTCAACGACGCCGAGTTCTTCCAGCATCCCGGCCTGCGCAGCGTGCCCGTCGCCGGGATGCAGGCCATCGTCGTGCCCCTTGGCGGGCGCAGCGCCAACGGCGTGGTCGTCGCGGTGAGCAACGGAAGCCTGTTCGTGGCCGACCTGCAGCCCGGCGAGGTCGCCATCTTCAACGAGACCGACGGCGCGGCCAATTCCATCATCCTTCGCAATGGGAAGATCATCAATATCAAGTGCGCGACGCTGAACATCGAGGCGACGGACGCGGTAAACGTCACGGCACCGAACGTCCAGTTCAGCAGCACCAGCACGAAGATCGAGGCGTCGACCGTCGACGTCACCGCCGATACGACAACAATCAGTGGCGACGCCACCATTGGCAAGACCTTGACGGCCAGCGAGGACGTCATGGGTGGTGGCAAGTCGCTGAAGTCGCACGAGCACGGCGGCGTGGTGCGCGGTACCGACGAGAGCGATCCGCCGGTCTAGTCCAAAGCGATTTACCTTTGATAAAGCCGTAGACCTCGCTTGCGGAGTGCCAATTCGTTCCATAGGTGGCCGGGTAAAAATTTCCCGGCAACTCACCTACATTGGAGGAATCATGGCAGCGGACTATTACCTGCAGTTGGACGGCATCAAAGGCGAGTCGGCCGACTCGCAACATCAGGGTTGGATCGAATGCGCCGCAATCAACTGGTCGATCACCCAACCGAAGAGCGCGACGGCGTCCACGGCGGGTGGACATACGGCCGAGCGGGCCGAGCTCAGCGAAATCACCATCAGCAAACTGGTCGACCTCGCATCGCCGATGCTCGCGCAGGTTTGCGCGTGCGGCAAGACGATCCCGAAGGCGAAGATTGAGATGCAGCGTGCCGACGGCAACGGGCAGCCGATCAAGTATTTCGAGGTAGAGCTCGAAAACGTGCTGATCGCGCATATCGCGCCCGCTTTCAACGGCGCCGACATCGCGAGCGAACACATCGGTCTGAAGTTCTCGAAGGTACGTTGGAAATACACCCAACAGAAGATCGGCGGTGGTGCCAGCGGCAACACGGCCGGCGGATGGGACTTGGCATCAAACAGGATCGCATGATGCGTACGGGAATCCTGATGGCCGCAGCTATGGCTCTTCCCTGCGCGGCGCAGCCCGTCGCGGTGGCGCCCTGGATGACGGGGGCGGATCTGGTCAAGTTGTTCGATCAGTCTTCGGCGGGGGAAAATTCTCGGCCGCTCACAGCGCTTGAGCAATTGCACCACTACCAGGCTCAGGCCTATATGAACGGCGTGCACGACGCTACCGAGGGAAAGGAGTGGTGCTACAGCACCAAGTACAACCCGCACCAGGATGAACTTTGGGCGGACGCGGTATGGGGATTGCGTGCGCTGCCAGCGGAGCAGTTGAAGCGCCCTGCGGCCGAGCTGATCGTCAACGTCTGGCGGGCCAAGTGGCCATGCGGGAGGAAGCCATGACCCGGCCGCCATTTTCCGTACTTCTCGGCGCCTTCCCGCTCAAGACGACCGTGACAAAAGAGGCGCTCTACCTGAGCATCGGTCATCCGGAATACGTTAACGACGGCCGCATGTTAAACACGTGCGCCGTACGCCTGAGCGTCGCCCTCGTCGCGGCCGGCGTACCAATCAGCCCAGGGAATATCACTGTGCAGGCTGGAAAGTACGTCGGGAGGCGCCTGGAATCCGGCCAGGCGAGATTGTCAAACGTCCTGCTGCGGCTGTGGGGAGCGCCCGAAAAATTCGCCGGCGGACCCTCTGCAAAGAAGGGAATCGGAACCCGGCGCGGCGTGATCTGCTTTCATCACCTGTGGAATGCGGAGGATCCCCAGGGGCATATCGACCTGGTGAGTCCGGATAGCTGGGATCAGGCCGCTTGCGCGGACGACTGCTACTGGAAGGCGACGGAAGTATGGTTCTGGCAGCTCATATAGGGCGCGCCCAGGCGGCCGGCGGCAAGCTGCTGGCCTACCTGCCGGAATAATCTAAAACGCTTTAGTTATCGCGCCACGCGCGCGCGCGGAGAATCCCGGCATGGATTCCCGCATCGACCCCACCTCCGGCGACTACGACCGCACGCGCGTCTCCGACCTCAGCAATGCGGTCTACCTGCGCATCACGGTCCCGCTCGGCTCGTACTGGGCCGATCCAACCCTCGGCAGCAAGCTATTCCAGCTCATCGGCGTCAAGGACCTGCAGCGCTACAAGACACTCGCCATCCAATACGCTAAGGAGGCCCTACAGCCGCTGATCGACGACAAGCGCGCCGACCGCATCGACGTCGACGCGGCTTGGGGCCATGACGGCCGCCTCGAGCTGACCGGGACGGTCTATCAGGCCAATCGCGCGACCTTCAACTTCCAGCACTACGTCAAGGTGGCCTGATGCCCTTCACCGTTCCTGCACACGAAGAAATTCGCGACAACATCCTGGGCGACTGGCGCAACCAGGATGACCAGGTCGTCACAGCAGTCGACTCGGACAACTACGTCCGCGCCAGCGGCTTCGCGGGCGCGGTCGAGGGGCTGTATCAGTTCGCGGCCTGGGGCATTAATCAGTTCTTCCCGGATACGGCCGACATTGAGAACCTGGTTCGCTTTGCGGCCGCGCGGGGCATCACGCGGCAGGCGGCGTCCAATGCGCTGGGCACGGTGCGGTTCACCGGCACCCCCGAGGCCGCGATCGCACAATCGACGGTGATCCAGACGGCCGACGGCCAGCAGTATCAGACCACCCAGGCTGGCGCGATCGGCGTCGACGGCACGGCCAGCCTGCCGGCGGCCGCCGTCACCGCCGGCACGATCGGCAATCTGGTCGACAACACCTCTGGGACGCTCCAGACCGCGCCTGTGGGCGTCGATTCGGCCGTGACGCTCTTGCAGATGAACGGCGGAACCGATGCGGAGTCTGTGGCCTCGCTGCTGGCAAGGGTGCTGGGCCATCTGCGCCAGCCGCCGGCCGGCGGCAATAAATACGATTATCCGCGCTGGGCGCGGGAGGTCCCCGGCGTGACGTTCGCGTTCATCTACCCCGCGCGGCGCGGGATCGGAACGGTCGACATCGCGATCCTGTCGAATGGCATGCCTCCTTCGGACGCATTGCGTGCCGCCGTGACCGCGTACATCGAAGATCGGGCTGAAGTTACCGCCGACTGGATGGTCCTGACACCGCAGTTGATCGCCGTCGACGTGAGCGCAACGGTCGTGCTGTCCGGCGACTCAAGCCTGGCCGCAGTTCAGACCCAGATCAACGCTGGACTGGCGGCGTATTTCGCCACGCTGCGCCCAGGTGACACGGTGCGCCGTACCAGAATCCAGACGATCATCGGCGACGCCGACGGCGTGGTCGACTACGATCTCGCCGCGCCGGCCGGCAATGTCGTGATGCTCGTCGATGCAACGCACGTCGAGATGCCGGTACTGGGCGCCGTGACAATTGGGGAGTGACATGGCCACTGATCACGCAGACCTGCTGAAGCTGCTCCTGCCGCCCGTCGCATACGACAAGACCGGCATCGCGCTGGCGGCTGAGATCCATGCTGAAGGCGCCCAACTGGACGCCTTCGCGGTGTTCGTGGAGGCGCTGATGGACGAGGTGGACCCGCGCACCACTATAGCCTTGCTGGACGCTTGGGAGCGCGTCTACGGCCTTCCTGACGCCTGCGGCGGCCCGGATGCCTCGGCGCCGATCGAGCAGCGCCGCGCGGCGCTGGTGGCGAAGGTCGCCGACGCCGGCGGGTTGTCCCGGTCGTACTTCCTCGACCTCGCCGCGAAACTGGGCTACCAGGACACGGCGATCTCGCGCTATCCGCTGGTGACCTGCGAATCGTCTTGCGAAAGCCCGGTCCGTGACGATCTACGCTGGCGCTTCGCCTGGCAGGTCAACCTGCCGCACGCAGGCGACAACTACTCGGTGTTCCGGGCGGACTCGGGCTGCACTACGCCGGTCGACTCCTACCTGATGGGCGTGCTGGAGTGCGTCTTCCAACGCCTCAAGCCGGCGCATACGTTTGTACTCTTCACATACGAAGGAAGTGTTTCATGAGACGCATCGATAGTCCGAATCGCGCCGTCGACCTGTTCGGTGCCGGGAAGGACGGCTTCAAGGCGGCGATCGCCGGCGTGACGCCGGCAACCGAGCTGACGCCGGATTGGTTCAACAGCGTCCAGGAGGCCATCGTCAGGACGATCGAGGAAGCGGGCATCCTCCTTTCTGAGACCGACTACGACCAGTTCACCAATGCAGTGTTGAAGTTGATTGATGACGGGGTAGCCGGAAAGGAAAATGCATTCCCGAGTGGTACGCGGCTGCTGTTCCAACAGAGCACGGCGCCGGTGGGCTGGACCAAGGTCACGGACCACGACAATAAGGCGCTACGCGTGGTCAGCGGAGCGGCGGGATCAGGCGGCACGGTGGACTTTACGACCGCTTTCGTCAACGGCAGCGTCGGCGCCCACGCCCTGACCATCGCAGAAATGCCGGCGCACAGCCACACATTCACGAACGAGGACGGAGGCGACTCTGTCGGCGGCATTGGCTACCTCATCGCCTCAAGTTCGCAGACCGGCGTCGGCACGGTCACACCGACCGCGGCGATTTCAAATACGGGCGGCGACGGCGCACATAGCCATACCCTCAACCTCGACGTCAAATACGTTGACGTCATCATCGCGAGCAAAAACTGATGGCACAACTCGAAAGGGGCAAGCTTTGCCCGCTGCTGAAAAAGGACTGTGTGGGGCTGCAATGCAGTTGGTACACCCACGTTCGCGGCACCGAGCCGCAATCCGGCCGGGAGGTTGACGAATACGCGTGCGCGGTCACGTGGATGCCGATGCTTCTCATCGAGACGTCGAAGGAGGTTCGGCAAGGTGCGGCTGCGACCGAGAGCCTACGCAACCAGGTCGTTGATACGCTTGTCCCGGCGCTGAACCTTCAAAGTGCCGTGAGCGCATTGCAGGGCATTTCAAAGCTGTCAGCTGTTCCGGATGGGAGGCAAGGATGAAGCGTATCGATACAGCGAACCGCTATGTCGACCTATTTGGTGCGGGTAAGGATGGGTTCAAAGGTGGGGTTCCTGGAGTGTCCGATCCTACCTATTTGTCTGCGGATTTTATGAATGGCGTACAAGAATCGATCGTGCGGACGATTGAGGCGGCCGGCCTGGATCCTTCGGAAGACCTCGATCAGCTTGTGCAGGCTATATCTCTTCTCGCGAGTCCGGATAAGGTGGATGGCATCTGGTTCGGCGGCATCGCGGCCAAGCTGTCGGCGCTGGCGACAAACCTCGGGGCAAGCCTGATCGGAACATCGATTGGAACAAGCATCGAAGCAGAGCTAGCGCGGACTTGGGCTGCGCCGAGACAGATCCCGAGAGGTGCCGCGAAAGAGGAAGCGCGCTCGCTTTCGACCGGGGTCAACTGGGTCAGCAACATGCGCCCCACGGACCCGGCCTCGGTGTCGGGTACGGGCGGATTTACCAATGTCGGTTCGTTCAACGGTAACGACAGCGATAATTTCGCAGCCTGGGAGCTTCCGTTCACGGCTCAAAGCTACGTGTGCCAAGCCAGGCTATGGTGGTCCGGATCGAACAACAACTGCTTTATCGGCTACAACGCATCGGCCTACGCGGGAGAAGTGGACAACTCCAGTTTTTTCAGCATCGGCTTTGCTGCGACCGGATTTGTGTTCAACGACAAGGTAGCGCTTACCGTCCTGGTGCCGGCTGCGGATCTCGCGGTGGGCTTCTACAGCGCAACTATGGTATATGCCAATGGATTTTTCCTCGTCTCGATCGCCCCCGATGGGAACACTGCGGCCAAAACCTTTACTGTGAATAAGACGCTGGCCCAACCACAAAATGCCCAGATCGGTTGTTATGGGACTGGCGATAGCATCCGGGATTTTCGCTTCTGCGCTTCGTCGAGCAGCAATCCGTTTTCGCCGCCATTCGGCGGTCAGCGTGCGATGTCGACGCCTCTGTCGATCCCAGATACAAACCCGTCTGGCGTTCAGATCTCGGTGCACCTACCGGCTGGATACGATCCCCGCATTACCCATCGTCTCGCCGTCTATTGCCACGGCAGCGGAGGGACCGATAAAGACTTGTGGACCTACCCGAATGAAAACACTGTGCTGACCGCCTTGCTGAATGCCGGCTACGTGGTCATGTCGGCGGGTTACGGCCAGACCGCATGGGGCAACCCAGTCTCCGTCAGTCAAAACGTGGCCGCTATCCAGTACGTCATCGACCGATACAACGTGTTCGCGCGGCCTTACATCATCGGGCAAAGCATGGGTGGGATGGTCGGATTCAATACGGTCATCGTTGGCGGTGTTACGCCGGCTGCCTTTGCCGGGATCTATCCAGCATCAAATCTGCGCTACCAATACGACCACGGCTTTACAGCAGCAATCGAGGGCGCTTACGGCTTCTCCGGGGACGCGAACTTCGACTCCGCAACGAACGGATATGACGTGTTGAACGATAACCCGCCACTGAATTTCCGGGGCCTCGCTATAAAAATCTGGCACAGCTACGGCGACACCGTAGTTCCTCGTATTCCAAATTCTGACGCCTTAAAGACCCTTGCCGAACAAGGCGGCGCGTCCGTAACGATTGTGACTTCAACAGGCGATCACGGCGATGCATCCTCTTTCGATGGCGTCGGCATTGTCGATTTCTTCGCTAACTTCTGACGACTCACCTCGACTATTGCTCAGCGCATTGCGCAGTACGTAATTCCATTTCGCCCGAGGTAATTTTGCGGTAAGGCAGTTATCGCGCCTATGCGGCGGCGTTTATCGCGGCGCGCTTCATGAAGGCCTGCAAATCGGTAGAGGGATGAAGTCCTCCGCTGCATTGCTCCTGTTCTTGGAGGATCGACAGTGCCGCTTCGCGGATCACTGAAAAGCCTTTTTCGCCGAGCGCCTGCAGAAGC